TATAATCTTCCATCTACATACCAATTTCTAAAAATTTCATGGGACTTTTTATCAAAGTCCATCATTTCTTTGATACCCCTAAATTCTCTTCTAATAGTATCTTTTACTTTATCACTAGCATTTACATTAGATAATTCTATTTCTACTGGAGAATCATATAAATCACTAACAATCGCTTCATTAACAACATCTTCAATTGCACCATCTGCTTCTGGATGAAGTGCCATTTCTCTATATCTTTTTATTAAATCATATTCAGTTCTATAAACACCTTCAATATCTACATATTGTCCATAAAAACCAGATTGAATATAATAATCAACCCCGTCCTCATTTGATTGAGGAACGGGGGATACTACAGAAGGAGCCTTATCCTGGCTGTCGTCAATAGAGAATCCAAAAAGTTTTGCCATTGTATAATTTTGCCTACTTTTCTATTATAGCACTATTTAGCTTATTTTAGTTGATGTCTTCTCCACCTGCATTAGCACCAACACCTTTAAGTGCTTCCCACCACTGAACCTGCATTTCTACAGTAAATTCTTCAATAGCATCAACAGTCTCATAAGAAAGATCTACTTGACTGATATTAGTTGGGAATACATCGTGGAATTTATAAGTTCTAAGTGTAGAACCATCACGATCTAGTTGATGAACATATGCATCTGGTTGATAAACTGCTGGATCTTGAGCACCAGTAGCATCAGACATTTTGTTAATAAGATTCATCCACTTCTCAAACGCTGAACGAATTGAGAAATCTACATCTTGAAGTACAGTAATAGTCCATGTATCGAATGTTCTATCACCTGCTATCTTAAGAATCCTACCTCTAAAGTTAACATCAATTGGTGTGATGTTTGATGCTGGTAGAGCAGCTGCTTTTATTAAAAACCTTGATTTGTCTTTAACATCATTGTCTATAGCTGTCTCATCGGGAAAAGCAATTTCTACTTCAAATAGATTCGGTCTAGCACCACCGCCAGCTAGTTTGCTTTTAAACCCAGTGATTGTTCTTAATGGTGGTCTATTGAATTGGGTTGCCATAATTGTTTATTCCTCTAGTTAGACAGTACCGATTACTTCCTCAAAGCTGATACCAGTTCTGGTAGCAACAAATGTAAGTCCAATGAAGTTGATTGACCTCGATGGTTTGACAAAGATGTCTGCTACAAATTCATTGTTATCTATAACAGCAGCAGTGTTATTTGTCTCATCACAAACAACTCTGAAGTCAAAGATACCTCTCTTTGCTTGAACATCTCTTAAGAATGGTTCAACAATATTTACAAAATTAGTCCTTGTAATTTCATCGTTGAATTCGAAGAGTTGATCCTTAGCAGCAGCAGAAATTGCATCTTCAAGATAGATAAACAATCTACGAACATTGATTCTATCAAATGCAGATTTCTTACCATATCCAGTCTTATCACCAAATAAGATGATTCCTGCTCCTGGTGAGAAGATAACTGGATTAATTCTATTTGTATACAATTTATCTCTTTGTATTTGAGAAGGATTGTATGCAAGTTTAACCGCATTTAATACGGAACCCCTTGCAGTTCCTGCTGGTGAGAACCAAGGGAAGTTATTGATATCATTTCTAGCACACATTCCAGCAATGTCACCATTTAATGGAACATATCTGAATGTATTTGCAAATCTATCAAACATATACTTGTATCCACTATCGAATACACCGTATGTTGTTGATGCTACAGGAGAATAGAAATCTATTACATTATCTGTAATATCTGCAGCAGAATTTAATTGAGCAGTTGATGTTCCATCATTAGTTAAGAAACAATCTCTGCTAGGTGAAACAAATGCAACTGCATCTTTTCTTAATTCAGCAGTAGCAATTATTTTATTAGCAAGGAATTGAGAAGATTCTTTACCATATGCTGCTGATCCCATAAGTAGGAAATCAACTTCATATTCATCTTTGTTCTCATATAAAGCATAACCATTAGTTATATTTGCTAATGATGCAGTTAAAGAACCTGGAGTACCAATGTCAGTTCCTCCATCATAATTCTTACCACCAGTCAATGTGTAAGTTGCAATACCTACAGCACCAAATGTTATTCCTTGTGCATCTTGATTCCAAGCAATATCAGTTTCTTTTGTATAACCACTTGAGAATCCAGTTGTCACAATTCCAGCTCTGGTGTCACCACCAATATTTGAACCTTCTACGGGATTACCACCACCAAAAATATATTCTGAACTATCTTCTAGAACTTTCTTCCAGTAAGAAGAAGAACCAGCAGAAAACTCAGCATCTTTTGCCTTAGAAACATTTAAAACTTTTTGAACGATAGTTCCAGCATTACCTGTTATATCACCATCATCATCGACAACAACTACGTGCATTTCATCAAATCTTGAACTTCTTGCAGCAGCATAAGCAGATGTTCCAGGACGATCTGCAATCTGATCCCATTGAATAGGATCTCCGTTAGTTAATGCAATTGATTGACTACCAAACCAATCTACTGCAGCAGATGCAGTTGTAGTAAGAACTCCAACACCACTATTGTTGTAAACAAAAATAGTACCTACTCCAGCAGATGAAGTTGAAAACTTATAAGTACCATTTTCTTGATAATCTTTTGCGGTTTCCGCACCAGTAGTTCCATCAATATGTGAAAGAAACTTAACATCAACCTTATTATTATCTACACCAGTTATGATGCCTTTAAAATATCCACCAAGAGCAGAAGTACTAACACCAGGATTAACTGTAGTAGAAGGAACTGCCTGTGTAAAACCATAACCAATTAAAGCATTGGTTGCCGAAGCAAGTGTTATAGTCTGATCTACTCTACCATCAATTATTGCAACCTTTAATCCATTTGCCCAAGAACCTGGATTTCTAGCAGCAATTACTGTGCTACCAATATCATTTTCATCATATCCTTTATTGATATAATCATCTACACTGTTAATAACAATCTCTGGAGTTCCATTATCTGTTGCGTTTTTAAGCTCATTATCTGCTGCTCTAGTAACACTAAGAACACCACCATATGCTAAGTATGATGCAGCAACCATCCAACTTTCATAATGCTTATCAGTTGCTCTTGGTTTTCCAAAAATATCTATCAGATCCTGTTCACTCTCGCAGATCTGTGGTAAATTGACTGGTCCTTTTTCTGCAGTTATTACTATAGCAGCTGTCTTATCAGTAGCAGTATCTACTCTACCAATGGTTAAGTCAACTTCCCTTACTACAATTCCAGGAGATGCTAAATTGATGGGCATCTTTTCCTCTCCGAACTCTCAGATTATTCTGAAATTATTTATTGTTTTGGGTTATTTGACTGGGGAAACAATGCATGAACATTACCAATCAGGATATTGCCAATCTATAAAGGGTGCTCTTTTCTTTCTATTCTCTACTATTCTTTTAATTGTACATACCTTACATTCATAAGAATATGATGATGCTGTAGCACTATTCTTACGTGTTCTATAAAAACCTTCAACTAAATTCTTTTCTTCTCCACAAACTCGACACTTTCTATCATTGAGCAATAAGTGCCCAAGTTTTAGTTGATCGTCAAATTCCATTATAATACTTGCACTACCCCATAACAATCAGGTATCTCATGGCATAACTTAGACTCTATACCTTGTTTTAAAGTAATAGCACTCATTGCACATGTAGAACATGCACCACCCAATCTTACTTTAACAAAGTTTGTCTCATGTTCTATCTCTACAAATTCTAACCACCCACCATCTGCCTCGATGTAAGGTATAAGTTCTTCAAGAACTTTCATTACGTTTTCTTCAGTCAGTTCCATTTCCCAAATAATCTATAAGTAAATAAATCCATGTAGCAAATAATATCATTATAATAAGTATTCTAAGATTTTCCCAACTAAGTACAATCATCGATAATCCCACATATAAGAACGATCACCATATTCATCTACATTCCACCTATCACCTTCATTGTCTACAAAACTATCTATATCTTCAAAACCATCTGCAATAAATCCAAATGGTGCCATATCTTGTTCTATCTCATTCTTTCTTTCATCATAAAGTCTTTTACGGATATCATTATCCGTCATTTCTTTAAAATAATCTTGAGCACATACCCATGCAAATAATACAAGACACATTGCTAAATCATCATTACATCCTTCCTCTGCTTCAAATGAATTATGTTTTTGAGCAAAAGTTGTTAATTCTGAAATAATATCATAATCCCACAAAAGTATTTTATCATCTTCAAGCATCGTCTTCAAGTTAGAACAACCCAACTTCTTAACTGCTGCTGTTGTTCTTACACCTAACTGTGATTTCTTACCAGAAAATCCTTGTCCAACTATTTGTCCATTTCTTCCTCGCATAGAAGCCATTAAAAGATTCTCATACTCCAAATCAAATTGAAGAATACTTGCTACTTGATCTCCTATATCATTTACTTCTATTAATAAGAATGCTTCATTATATCCTTTTGCCACATCATGTATAATATTAGGAAATAGCATAGGTTTAATTTCATTATTCCTATACTTTGCAACTACCTTATATGGAAACTCGGTTATATCAAAAACAAGAAAAGCAGAATAATCATTGCCTAATCCCCTTGCCACATCAACTGTCATCAAATAACTATGATCTTTCTCTGGTTCTCTGTAAATATCAAGTCCAGCATTTCTTGTTATAGGTTCTTCATATACAAGATTTTTAAGTTTTGCTGCATTTATTAATGTATTAACAGAACCTAAAAACTCACATTCAAACTCAATCTTAAACTGTTGCTCTGATGTGTTTGCAATTGTTTGCTCTTTCCATTCAGCATCTCTACCAGGAACTTCACTCCAATGAACGTCAGTAGGAACATATTCACTCTTACCTTTTTCACTATCGTGCCACATACGATAGAAATGATTCATACCCCTTGGGGTTGAAACAATAATTACTTTAGTACTTTGTCCAGACGTAATAGTAGGATAAACAGAGGCAAAGAAGTCGTCAGCAATGTG